CGATTCCGGCAGCATCTCGTTTGTTTCCCGACCCGGCATCTCAGCAACCAGATCGCCACTCGTAATCATACCGTGTAGCGTACCCATAACGATGTCTTGAATTTGCTCTTCAGACATACCCGCTTGGACCGCTGCGATACGTTTAGTCTCAGCGTCAAACGCCTTGATCTTGGCTTCGTAGTCTTTGCGCTCCATGTCCTGCGCTTCCATTGACTTGCCGACATTCTGCAACATCTGATGCAGTTGATCCAACTCTGCCGCCATCGCTTGCATTTGTTGCTGCGCTGCTTGCAAGGCTGGATTATCTTCTGCGTCACCCATAAGTTTGGGGTCAATCGTTTTGGCAAACCGCTTTGCCATTTCCTGCGCCCCGGGCCAGTCCATGTTCTTGACGAACAAGTCGCCAGCAACTGACCAAAGTTGTGGATTGCCTTGTAGCAACTGCGCCATCGCCTCAAGAGCCTCTTGGCGCTTGGTAGCGTAGCCCGGACCAGTCGCAACCACTACGTCGTACTTGCCAACCGAAGGATTGTAGATCTTGTCAATCACAATCCCTTCTTGATTCTGGATCTTACGCACAGGTTCTTGTTGCGTAGGGTCAATCTTGACCATTTTTGTCTCGCCATCCAGCCCAATAATGCGGGCGATGCGCTGCGTGTCGTAGATTTTCGGGATCAACTCAACACATTGGCGACCGATGTGCCGTACGCCGCGTGCCAAGTTGTCTTGGTAGTGATAAGTACCAACATCACCCTCACGCTGGCGGGCAAGAATAGCCTTGCCGGAACGCTCGTTCGATTGCTGCCCAAGTGATGCGTTGTACTGTCCAGTTGCCGATTTTATGTCCTCGGACGCCCCCATTTTGGCCTGAATCAGACCAGTTTGGGCCATTGGCGGCAGCGCACGTTGCGGTAACGGTAACACAGCACCCTGACCGTCCGTCACATCTGGATTGACCTCTAAATAAGGCCAATTTTGGGTGTTTGCTGTCTTCCATTGGGTTTCATAACCCTCAAACTGACCGCCGTAGCCGATAAATGGGGCTTTTGGAGCCAGCGCCAGCATTTCTGCCTCTTGGCTAGTCCAATAGTTGTACATCCGTTGGGCATCTTTGGCGTTACGTACCAGCCCGCTGATGTAAATGCGGCCCTCAACCTCGTATTCGTTGCCAATCACCCGCACAACAGGGATGCAATTACCGGCCCACTCCTGCTCTTCAAGGATTTCGTAGCCGTTGATCTTGCACCACTTAATCTTTTTGATCTCTGCTTGGCGCGACTTTTTTGGTGTGCCGTAAACCGCCTTTAACTGCTTGTCTTCTGGCGTACCTTCAAACGCAGTCACGTTGCCGGGGTACAAATTCAGCTTTTTACGCTCGTAATCGCAGTAAAAATACTCTGCAATACGGATCGTGTCTGTGTTGAGCCATTGGCTCAGATTTTGGTCCCCTACGCCGAGCGTTTCAAGCGTTGAAAGTGGTGACGCATTTGGAAAAAGACGGTGGTATTCGTCTTTAGACAGATCCTCGGTGATAAAGCACCACTTTGCGTCCGAGCCGCACGGGTCTTGAATCAGCGGGTCCATGTAGACACTAAAACTATTGCGGACTCGCGCAATCTTGATGTCTTGATCGAACGTATCGTCGTCGCAATACTCGGTTAGAATCCGAATGTAACCCTCGCCGTAAGCGACTTGGTTCTCACAGGCGGTATCGTAGGCCACATCAGCATCGGAAATGTACTCGATATGCCGGATCATGCCGTTGAAAATCTCGGCAACCTCAACGTCAGCGTTGTCATCTACCGGAATAACTTTGACGCTAGGCCGGTTCTGGCGCTGATCATTTGTGATTTGATGGACGTGCTGCGGCAGCTTATTGATTGTCAGGCAGGGCCGAGCGTTAATCGTCTGCCCTTGCACGGCACCACGAGTTGCCAGCACATCCGCCGGCCATTGCCACTGGTTATCTGGGCTACCGGCATAAAAACGAAGGTCGTCCAGCTCGTCTTCGCGTGACTCCGAATACGCCGAAATCGCCATCGACAGGCGATCCCGCGCTGTTGACAACACATCTGAGTCGCTCTTGAGTGGTTTGCCACCAAGAGCCACGTTGCCAACAGCGTTAATCCCGGTGTAGTCAGCCATTAACACTTCCAGCGTTTAAGTGACGCTTTAGCCCGCTCGGCATCGCCAGAAGCGTGGGCTACAACCCCTTCCATTCTAGCGCAAAAGCTAGACTTCCTGCCTTTATCCGCTTCTGTCTTGGGATTCGGTGCTGGCGCTTTCAAATGGCTACCTGTGGCGGCGTTGTACTTCTCACGCCCCTTCTCGGTCAGTCCTGCGCCTTGCTTAACTGGCAATTTCTCGCCGCGCCCAACCGATAACGATACGCCTTTCTTCACTTCTTCTTCGCCGTTTTAGCCGACTCTTTGAAGTCTTTAGCCGTTGGCGCTCCAGCAGATCCGGGCTTACGCATCTTCTCGCCAGAACCAGCAGCGATACGTGCTTTTTTGGCGTTGATATTAGCGTACAGTCCGGGTTTACTCATTTCTTTGCCGCCGCGCGTTTAGTTGCGTAGGCAATCGCAACTGCTTGCTTGACTGGTTTGCCAGCCTTTACTTCAGTCTTGATGTTTTCTTTGAAGGCTTTTGGAGAAGCAGACTTTTTGAGCATTATGCACCCATCCAAGATCCGGCCATTGCATCGCGGTTCATCGTAAGAGTACGGGGCCGTTCGACGTACTCACGATGCGCTACAGGATAGGCAAATGTCACCGCCAGCGCATCGGCTGCGTCAGGTGATGCCAGTCCTCTAGCCTTCATTTCTTTCTTGCCTTCCAGAAAGATCGTACCCGCCGAATTGGGCTTTTTCATCGGCCCAACCAAATCATCCTTGAGCATCTTGTCCTGCGGGATGCTGGCTGTCTTCAGCCATTCGCGCATCGCGCCCCACATCTCAGCCCGCTTGTTGCCCCACATAACGGGGTTTTTGGCTTTCCAGCCAAAGTTTACCCCCCGTACCTTATACCGTTGCTCTGTTAACCTGTCAAGTATACCGTAGCCCAAACCACCTTCGTCTATTACAGTTAGCGTTGGTTTGTATTCGTCAATTGCGTCAATCACACGACCGACAATCGACATCGTATCCTCACCTTTGTACCGCTTGATCGCTACGATGTCCCGGCCGCGCCTGACAACAATAACAGTTGAGTCCAGTCCACCGCGCGCCGGATCGACCCCTATTACTATAGGCGCGGTTTCGTCCTTGTATTTGGGCCGCTTAAATGCGTCCTCAACAATCATTGGCGAGATGAACTGATCCTCACCCGCGCTTGGGAAGTCACCGTACACCTCAACGCGCGCCTGGATCGAATCTTCGCCGTACTCCGCGATGATCTGCTCGTAGACCTGTTTGTCCGTCCCCTCGACCGTGCGTGCGTCTATCTGGCGCGTTTGCCAAAAGTCACGCTTACTATTAAACGTCTCAAAGAAGTACCCGCTGTTGCGCCGGGGGTTACTAAACGCAAACCAGTAGCGGTCCAAAATGTTTTCTGTAAAGAAGCCAGCCCCCACCGCCCAGATTGCGTCGGCAATACCTGACGCCTCGTCAAAGATCAACATCATCCCGTCGTGGTTGTGTACACCCGCGTAGGCGTCCGGGTTTTCTTCGCTCCACAGCTTGCCCTCTGCTGCCCAGTAGCGCGTACCTTTCTTAAGATCCCGCTCTACCAATTCGGTCAGCCATTGCGCCGGTACGATCTTAGTCGCGCTGATCTCCCACCAATGGCTGTTGATAATCATTGCTTGCCACTTGGTCAGTTCGCCCCAAGTGACGGAGCGCAACTGCGCCTCGCTGTTGGCGCTGACGATGACCGTCGAACCGATCCGGGTCGATAACATCCACAGGATCAGCCAGCTAACTAACGCCGACTTACCAATACCTCGTCCGCTGGACACCGCCTCGCGCAGCGTGTCCATGTTGACCTTACCTTCGTTGACTCTGATGTGCTTGGCAATGTCACGCAGTATCTCGCGCTGCCATTTGCGCGGCCCGCTGAACTTAGCTAACGGTGTGTTGGGCTGGCCCCAAGGAAACGCGAACAGTACAAACGCTTCAGGATCGTTCGCTATCGCGGGTGACCACAACCGCGTCATCAATGTCTGCTCTTCGGCTGATGTATAGATCGTTTTTTGCATTCTCTAGCACTCTG